CTGAACGATGTTCTGGCCAGAAGAATTGGTACGCTAAATTGTATGCATTATACCCATGAGATTATTCTTGGTATTTCACAGCCTGCTTACAGCGATAAGGAGCTGCAAGATATTTTAGAGAAATCGAAAGTGAAAAAGGTGTTTGACGGCAAAGAATACACTCCGTATGAGGCAACTCAACTGCAGCGAAAAATAGAAACTGCTATACGGGCAGCAAAAGATCGGGCTGTAATTGCGAAAGCATCCGGGGATGATTTATTGAGACGACAGGAGCAGGCAAGGATCACCCAGCTGAAAAATAAATACAAGGAGTTGAGCGACACGTTTGATTTACCGGTCAGGACAGAGCGCATGGTAGTAAGCGGATTTCGTCCGGTGAAAGCTATTGATATCTCAAAAGCGATTGACAATATGTATAGTAGATTTGGAATAGCTAACGTTGACATGAGCGGATTGAGCAGTTATGTCTCAAAGAAAGTTGAAAAAGCAATAGCCGATATAATGACCGATTATCCACAATTAGTTGGATTTATCCAATCATTGGAGGTAGATACCAGCAGACCTTCTGTTGCATCTGCGACAATAAACTTATTGAATGGTGAAATAAAAACGTCTTTACGAATTAATCCTAATTTGTTAAAAGACATAAAATCTGTCGATAAAGCGATCAATGATGAAGTATCGGTTGGATTTTGGACAAAAAAGGATGGGATAAAAGGCATTATAGAACACGAGATGGGGCATATGCTCGAGTATTCTCGTGCTTTTGTCGAAGCTGGTGTAAATCCGTTTTCAGTCAATCCTAATGACTTAACACTAAAAATACGGGCACTTGATACAATAGGGAAAAGAGATATATCAAGAAGAACAATCATCCAAGCTTTCGCAAATTTGGGCTTGCCGGTAAACATTCCAACGATAACGAGTGAGCTTTCTGAGTATGCAAGCTATAATTTTTCTGAGGCATTTGCAGAAGCGATCAGTGATGCGAATAAAAAACGCGTATCGAGAGAAGTTATAAAAATAATAAAAGGATGGAAATAATGTTATTTTATATACCACCTGAACTAATTGATTTTATTGACTTTACTACTCCTGAATGGTCAATAAAAGATAGTGCGAATGAAGAACAACGAAAAAAGCTTGAAAAGATTCTTAATGAAATGAAAGAAGCAGAAAAAAAGATGATTGGTATTCAATCGAGGTTGTTTCGTAGCGAAAATGATGTATAATTGTCATATACAACGAATTACAAAAAGCCGACGGGCAGAAAACGGATAGAGGATACAATGACAGACGAAATCAAATCAACTGCTGAAGAGCAGGATAAAACGCTAAGTGCGGACATTGAAAAAACATCTACTGCGGCAGAGCAGGAAAAAACATTCACGCAGGCTGAACTCGACAGAATAATCTCGGAGAGAATTGCACGTGAGCGCAAGAACCTCCCTGATGAAGCCGACTTGAAAGCCTACAAAGAATGGAAAAAAGCACAGCAGACCGAAGCCGAGAAGGCAGCTGAGCGCGAGAGGGAATATCAAGCGTTACAATCCAGAGCAATTGAACTGGAACGCGAAAATGCTGTGATCAAGGCTGGCGTGAAGGCTGATGACGCCGAATTTGTGATTTTCAAAGTATCACGAATGGAAGGCGACTTCAAGAAAAACTTAGACAGTTTTCTTGCCGAGAATAAAAAATTTACTGAACCGGTTACTGAAAATGTACCCGGAACTAAGCACAATCCGAGCACAACGGATCAAGACGCTAATTTTATAGCAGCGGTTCGGCGTGGTGCAGGATTGAAATGAAAGGATAAAATATTATGTCTATTGCATTGGCAGCAAAATATCAGCCAATATTGGATGAAGTATATAAGAGTGCAAGTTTGACCGCGTTCATGGACGCAAAAACCAAACCAGTCAGCTTCGGCGGTGCAGCCGCCGTTAATGTATTCAAAATCTCGACGGTTGGACTGGGAAAATATAATCGTGCATCTGGCTATCCGGCAGGAGACGTTACCGGAACATGGGAAACCTTGACCCTGTCAAAAGAGCGTGGTCGTGCGTTTTCAATCGACCGCATGGACGATGAAGAATCGCTGGGAGAAGCCTTTGGCACACTTGCCGGTGAATTTATTCGAACTCAGGTCGTTCCTGAACTGGATGCATATCGATTCAGCAAATACGCTTCATGGCCAGGCATTACCGAAGTTGGAACCCCTGCGGCGTTGGACAACGGTAAGAATGTGCTGTCTGCTTTCGATGCCGCCATGGCGCAATTAGATGCCGACGAAGTACCGGCAGAAGGACGGAAGTTATTCCTGTCATCCGGCTGTTACAACTTGCTGAAGGGGCAGCTCACACGAACACTAAGCACCGAGACATCAGCGGATAGACGCGTATTCGAAATCGACGGCGTTGAAGTTATTCCTGTTCCGCAGACACGGTTCTATAAGGGAATCACCCTGGATGATGGTGCGACTTCGGACGCTGGCGGTTTTGCAAAGACTGCATCAACCGGACGAAATATCAATTTCCTTCTGATGCATCCATCCTCGGTTTTACAGGTTACAAAACTTGCCGATCTGAAGGTTTTCACACCGGAACAAAACCAGACTGCGGATGCGTGGCTGATTCAGTATCGTTTGTATCATGATGCGTTTGTCTATGCCAATAAGGTCAAAGGCATTTATAGTCACATCGCTGCAAGCTAAGCAAATGAATGATAATAAGGCGGGGCGAATAATCCCGCCTTTCGAAAGGATGAATTATGGCAGCATTGAAACCAATTCAAATAAGCGGCTGGCTAAAGGATGTTAACGATAATTTTGATTCATTAGCGTCACTTCCTGGGTTGCACATTACCAAATTTACGTTTGACACTGCTGCGAATGACGCAGCAAGCACACCAGCGAGCAACAAAACCGTTGGTGCGCATCCGCTGGCAGTAACAATTCCTGATAACGCTATTGTAATTTCTGGCTTTGTGGATGTTATTGCAGCGGTCACATCGGAAGGCAATGCTACGGTAGCTATTCACCTGGTGAACGCAAACGATCTTCTGACAGCAACGGGGAAAGCAAGCCTTACACTGGCAGCACAATTGCCGATGGCGGCTGTAATTGCCGCACCGATCAAACTGACAGCAGAAAAAGCGGTTACTGTGACCGTTGGAACTGCTGCGCTGACCGCTGGCAAGATCGACGGTTATATCATCTGGATGGAAGGAGCGTAAAACATGGCTGGATTAATCAACGGTTCTGACTGGATGCAAAAAATACCAGTCGCAGGAACCTACACCTCGACTACCGCAGACGCCAGTGCAAATAAATCAGTTATCAACACTGGAAAGCCGGACGCGAGCGGATTCATCGTTCAGGTTATCCGTTCGAACATTGAAACCACCGCCAAAGCAAAAATCAGTATGGCAGCCGGTGTAATATCGGTAGAAGACAACGGCGCTGATTTTGTGGTGACTGACGGCGATGTGATTCACTGGATCGTATACTAATATGACGGCTTATTTGACGCTTGCCGAATATACGGCTTATGGCGGGACGTTGACTGAACCCGCATTCAGTCGTTTGGAGTTTCAAGCGCGTTCGTTGGTCAATCAATTCACGTTTGGCAGGCTGAAGGATGACACAACGTTTACCGAACCTGTCAAACGTGTCATGTTTGAACTTATAGGGATGATTAGTAACGCTGACGTATCAGTGGCAGGTTATACCGGTGCTATTACGCAGGAGTCGAATGACGGATACAGTATCAGCTTTGCGGCTGATTCCGCGGTAACGGTGCAAAAGATAAGCGACATTGCGGAAGGCATAATCCTGCGGTACTTGACGGGAGAGAAAAACGCTGCCGGGGAATTGCTGCTGAGCAGGTGGGCGTAAATGAGCGTCTTCAAAAGAGCGGTTTGGAACGAAACGATAACGATTTATAACCGCTATCAAACTTTGGTATCTGGAAAGACGACTACAAAGTGGAATCGGACAGTTCTGAGCGACTGTTTCTTTGGGCATCAAAAGAACCAAGTGGTCGACGGATTGACGATCGTTTCAAACAACACTTTTATTGTTCGGATCCCCGCCAATAAAGCTTATCTGTCACCGGAAGAATATTATGCTTTGGGCGGAAGAATGGGGACATTTACGATAAATAAAGGCGATATTATTGTTCGTGGAAGTGTAACCGACACCTTAGCTGACAACGATTCTGGATCATCTTTATTGACGAAATACTTTGGCAGAGCGTTCAAGGTTAATCGTGCGGTTGACAATTCGAAATTGACTTACACGG